TCCACCGATGAGGGTAGTGGATTTAAAATTTATGATGCTACAAATTCTAATACTTTATTCTTTGGTGATGAATCTGGCCAAGTAGGCATCGGGACTACTAGCCCTGCTAATCCTTTACATATATATTCAACATCTGACCCTAATTTATTACTTATTGAAAGGGGTGCTGATGGAGATGCTTTTATTGAGTATAAAAATACTGATAGAAGTTGGAGTACTGGAGTAGATGAAACAGTTGGGTTTGTTATAGCTGAAGGAACAACTATGACAACCAATCCAAGATTAACAGTAGAGATTGGAGGCAAAGTCGGCATCGGGACGAGTAGTCCAGATGCTGATTTACATATTGCGCAGGGTTCTGACAATCGAGTGATGATTTCATCTAATGGTCCAACTTTAGTTTTTAAAGAAGATAATTCAACAGATGAAAATTGGGCGTTCTATCATAATGCAGGGGTTCTTAATATTAGAACAATGGATGATTCTTATGGGAGCATATCAGACAAGGTTTCATTTTTACAGAATGGCAACGTCGGCATCGGGACAACGAGTCCAGATTATCTATTTGAAGTAGAAACTGCTGATAACGCAATAGCTAATTTCAAATCTACAGACGCTAATGCAAATATAAGATTTACAGATTCAAATAGTACAGCAAATGGATATGCGGGGATTGGAGCAGTAGGAGATGACCTTACTCTTATAGCTGGAAATGACAATAGGGTACGTATAGACTCCTCTGGCAATGTCGGCATCGGGACGGATAGTCCAGGAGGTGTTTCTACTGGACCAAATTTAGAGTTATATGCAAGTGGGGATATTTTCCCTAATTTTAGAATACAGAGAGCTAATGGTTCTTCTAAAGAAAACGCACAATGGGATATGTTTATTGGTTCAAGTGGTCATTTGTTTTTTAGAGATACGCTGAGTGGTAATTATGATTCTTTTGTTATTGAAAAGGGAGCTCCTGCTGATACTTTATATCTTCGTAGCTCAGGAAATGTCGGCATCGGGACTGGTGCACCAGCAAGTAAACTCCACATAACGGACGCAACTAATCCTCCCGAAATCCGCTTTGAAGATGCTGCTGGCGGAACCCAAACAGCTAAAATTGTTTACGACCAAGCAGGACAGAACTCTCTTGTTTTATCTACTCAATACGATAGCTCAACAAATGTAATTCAGTTCGCTCCCGCTGATAATGTTGCCATGACGCTTCAGGGTGACGGCAATGTCGGCATCGGGACTGCTACGCCAGCGAAGCTACTTCACGTTTATTCATCTGACGCTAATCAAGTGAGAGTTGAAAGAAGTACTGGAGGTAATACTGCTATTCACTATAAAAATACAAGTGATGATTGGTATGCGGGTATAACTTCCCAGCAAGATTTTTCAATATCTCAAAACGCTGATATAGCATCTGGTACTGAATTTAGGATTCAAGATTCAACAGGCTACGTCGGCATCGGGACGGATAGTCCTGCAAACTTACTATCTTTAGAAAAGGACACAAGCACTTACTCAACCACAGCTTTACCAACAGCTATGCTGATTCTTACTAATAGTACGGATCAAGCCAATGGTTATGCGGGTATTCAATTTCGTGCTGACCCAGACACTGGAAATAACGCAGTCTCTTATATAGGTATAGCGGCAAATAGTGGTACTGGTTATGGAGATATGATTTTTGGCACTCGTGATTCGGTTGACGCAAGATATTCAGAAAAAATGCGTATTGACTCATCAGGAAATGTCGGCATCGGGACAGCGAGTCCTGCTACTAATCTTCATGTATCCGCTTCATCTGCTGCAGCTACACAAGACATTTTAATAGTAGACAATACAATAAAAAATAGAGCACTACATCTTGGAACATATGAAGGAAATTCTAGCATACAGGCAAAACTTACAAACGGAACAACAAATAAATTAATGATACAACCATCTGGCTCAACTACGGAGTTCGGTGGTGATATTTATATGGCGAGTGGAAAAGGTATTGATTTTTCTGCTGGTACTGAAGCGGATGAGGGGGGAACTAATACATCTACATTATTAGATGATTATGAAGAGGGGACATGGACTCCCACTCCAGGCACAGGGGCTTCGTGGTCCGTAACTGATGCTAGATATGTAAAAATTGGAGCACTTGTACAGTGTTGGGCTGTTTGCACTTCTATTGTAGATACTAGCGCAGCTGGCGATTTAATAATTAGTGGATTGCCATTTTCGGTAGAATTTCAAACTGTTGGTGGTAATCTAATGATGTATGGTGTTGATACAGTATCTAAGCCTATGAATTTGAATGTTTGGGTAAAGACTGATGAGACATTAAGAATTTATGAAACGATTGATAACGCTAATTGGGATGCTTTAGACTGGACAGATTTACAAACCGGCGATAAAATATATTTTGAATTTTGCTATAAATCAGCACAATAATAAGGAGCTAAAAAATGGCTTTAACAAAAGAAATAAAAATAGATAAACTAGAAATAGTTGGAGATTATAAAAAAATACAGATACGTGAGGCTATAGTAGTATCTGAAGATGGTGTAGAGTTAGCTAAAAGTTTTCATAGGAGAATAATATCTCCAAATGGAAGTGATGCAGTAATTTCAGCTAGTCTTGCTACAGAAACTACTGAAGTTCAATCGGTAGCAAATGCCGTGTGGACAGATGATGTAAAGCGTGCGTATAATACATTTTTATCAGGCTCTATTAATCCATAAACAGCAGATTTTACGATAATTAACAAATGTAATTCAGTTCGCTTTAATTTTTCGTGACAGGCTTAAAATTCCAAAAATAGACTGGGAGTATCCATTATCGGAGGTTTATGGACAATCATGGAATCTTTCTAAATATTCATTAACCTACGATAAAAAGATAAGTGGGACAGATGATGATGAATTTCAACAATCAAGAAAAGGAGTATAGTTATGAAAGACCATACATTAAGAAAAAAGAAATGCTTGCCTGTACTTATTATCGTGTATAGTTATTTAACTTTATATTTATATATGAATAATTAGGATAATTATATGCCGACCACATGGACATCAGCAACAACATCTTGGAGTTTAGCCACATATACGTGGTCAGATTTTAGTATTGCTTATGAATTGTCTTTAATTGGTGAAGTTGGTGGACGATATAAACGACAAGATATTTATGCTGATTTATTTAAAGATAGAACCAAGAAGAAAAAAGTAATTGAATTGATAATGAAAGTCAAATCCAATCAAATAAAACAAAAAGTTGAAATACCACTTAATACACAAATTGCCTTATCGGATATAGATATGGTAATTCAAGAAGTATTGAATAAACCTATGGTGAATATAAATGTCGCTTAAACTATATACAGATAAATCAGAGATATTTGAATGTAATGTTTCTCTTGAAGGGGCATCAATCAAAGAGTCTAAATTAAGAGCAATATTAAAATTTGATGATAAGAACTTGATGGTCGAGGGTAAGATTAAATCGAATGGAAAGGGAGAGATTATTTTCCCCAAATTAAAAAATATATCAGAAGATGGGCAAGTTGGTAAAATGGAATTAGAAGTGATTGCTGAAGATGCTTATTTCCAACCTTATGAAGAAACCTTTCAAGTCATAACGAGTAAAAAGGCAACCGTTGAAGTTATTTCACATAAATCATCAAAACCAAAAATTGTAATTGAAAAAGTAACTCCTGAAAACGAATTAATGAATATGTTAAAGGAAAATAACATTACTAAAAAGATATTAGTAAAAAATAAGTCTCGTTTCTCTAAAGTATTACATAATTATTATATAGAGGCAAACATACAAGAAGGTTTTGATAAATTTTTACAAACAGTTTTAAAACAGTTGAATTAAAATGGCTTTTGATTTAACCAATCTTAATATATCGGATACATTTCAGCATTTATTACAAGTTCGCGCAGACGATAAAACCGTTTATGATGCTCTTGGTAATACATTAGATGAATTTAGATTATCTGGATCCTTTACCACGAGTGAATTTTTTGAAATAGAAGATGGTGATTCCGTAACTGGTAATAAACTACATAGTCGTGGTGGAACTTTATATTGGGGTGGCACGAATTTAGAAACTGGTGGAAGTGGTTTAAGTAATATTCACGAAGATGCATCACCACAACTTGGTGCTAATTTAGATTTAAATAGTTTTAGTATTACTGGATTAACTTCAACGGCTTCTCTTGGTAGAATTGAAGTGGCTGGGCATATTGTACCAAATGCAGGAAACTCTTATGATTTAGGTTCAACTACCAAACCATTTAGAGATTTACACATTTCATCGGGTTCTATTAAAATGTATGCCGGTACTGAAGAAATTGGTCGTATAATGATAAGTGACGATGATGAATTTGAGTTTTTTAATACAAAGAATCTTAATACTACACAAAAATTACATTTCACACCAGATCAAATCAGAGCAAATGCTCGACGAGGTAAATTCAAAGGAAAGAATATAGGTGATGCAGCAACTGGTTCGTTTGCTATACTAAGTGTTGGTGATTTATCCGTCGATGATGCTTGGTTATCCGTAAATGTACCACGGCAAGATGTAGATTTTATGTTAATTAAAAGTGGTAGTCATACGGCTTTAAATGTTAATAATAAAGGAGTAGTTAATTTAGGTGGTTTTACTGTAGAACCAACCGTGGTTGAAGGTGGGTTTTACTATAATACAGACAATAATGAATTTTATTTAGGAACAGGATAATATTATGCCAAGTTGGAAGAAGATTATAACAAGTGGAAGTTCCCCGAATTTTTCACAAGTAACAGTAGATAACACCGTAACGGCAAATGCTTTTTCTGGTATTTTTCAAGGAGCTTTAAGTAGTAGTGCTCAAATTGCAACTCAAATTAGTGGTGCTTTTACGGAAGCGTCATCGAGTTTAGCCAGTAGAATAACGACAGCCGAATCAGAACTCGGAAATACATTACTGAGTGGTAGTGCTCAAATTGCTTCAGACATAAGTGGTTCATTAGGTCCAAATGCTTCAGTAATTCGTGGATTAACAAATGTAAGTATAAGTGGTTCATTCACAGATGCATCATCAAGTCTTGCTTCAAGAATAACAACTAATGAAGGATATTTAAATCAAAGCGTAAAAACAGATGCGAGTCCTACTTTTGTTGGACTAACCACTACGGGTGACGTAACTGTTGAAGGAACTTTAACTGCCGAAACTTATATTGTAAGTTCTTCTGTAACTAATCAAACTATAAATTTTTCAAGTGGTTCAACTTTATTTGGTGATACTTCCGATGATACACATACATTTACTGGTGAAGTAATTTTAAGTGGTTCAACTGGATTAAATGTAAAGCATGGAAATATAAGTGGATCATCAACATCAACTGGTTCGTTTGGTCATATATTAAAAGGCGGAGTTAATTGGGATACGGCAGTTAGTTCATCAGCCGCGGCCGCTGGATTTGGTGTTGGTGGTGGCTCATCGTTTACATCAACTGGAATAAGTGGTTCATTCACAACAGTAAGTTCAAGTCTTGCCAGTAGAGTAGAAACTAATGAATCCATTGTAAAAGGAAAGACAATATTAAGTCAGTCTGCTCAAATTGCAACTGCTATTAGTGGTGCCTTTACATCAACAAGCAGTAGTCTCGCCAGTAGAATCACGACTGCTGAATCCGAACTTGGCAATACATTAATAAGTGGTAGTGGTCAAATAGCTACACAAATTAGTGGTGCTTTTGGAAATCAAAGAGTTGGAGCGACTGATGATGTAGTATTTAATAAAATAACCACAACAGGTCCTGATGTATTTGGTGGAAATGTTACTATTGCTGGTAATTTAACTCTACAAGGATCACAAAGTGCTGCTGAAACATTAGTTATTGCAGACCAATTTGGTTTCTTTGCTTCTGGTTCAGAAAATAATCCTGTAGATGCTGGTCTTTTAATACAAAGCGGAAGTTCTGCTATGACAGGAAGTGCTCTGTATCATGAAGTAACTTCTCATTCTACAACTAATATAAATGGTGGTAGGTGGGCAGTTGCTAAAGATGTAAAAGCAGATGATGCGTCAGCTGCACCAAAGGCATTTGTGACAACAGTAGTAACGGCTACTGATGGAAATGATCCAGACAGTACTGATGTACATTATGGTGTAGGAGAAATGTATGTTAATTCAGATGGTGAAATTTGGATTTATACAGGAAGTTAAAAATTAAAATAAGAGGTTTTAAATGGGATCATTAAGTAAAGCGGTAGGTGATAAAAAAGAAGTAGTAAAGCAAGAACAAAAAATTTTAGAAAATGATATTAACTTTGATCTAAATGTTGATGAAATTAAATTTATTTTAGCTAAATTGGCACAAATTGAATTTAAAGGCGTGGAAATTGAGTTTACATATAATTTAATTGTTAAGTTACAGGAACATTTTAGATACTTATCTAAGAAAGATTAATGTCTTTTATATTGTTGGCTTCCGAAATGGAAGAAGTGGGCTCAACGATGAGTAACCAACCGCGATAGGAATACAAATGCCAAGCTGGAAAAAAATCATAACATCTGGTAGTAATGCCAGTTTATCTTCGTTAACCGTAGACGATACAATTACGGCAAATTCTTATAGTGGTGATGGTAGTGGTTTAACTGGTGTTGGATCAGATGCCTTAACTTTTAATATTAATGTATCGGAGGCATTTGAAATTGACGGTGATGATTATATGCCAGTTGATACATCAACAAAATATGTAATAGATAGGAGATGGCAAGTTGATTCCAATGGCGATATAATGCCAAGAAATGTAATGATGTTTACTTCTGGTTCAACTGTAAGTTATTTAGAGGATTAGTATGGCAACAAAAAATATAGTCCCAAGAGGTAATAATGAGGGTAAATTAGGAACTGATGAGAAAAGATGGAATTCGGTAATAGCCGAAACTGCTTCCTTTACTACTTTTAGTGGAAGTATAACTGGTAATGAGTTTACACTTTTTAGTGGTTCTGCTCAATCAACTGCTTCATTTGGTTATCTATTGGGAGATGGTCGAGGATTAACTAATTTAACCGCCACTACTACTCCTGCAGGAAATGATACATATGTTCAGTTTAATGATGGTGGTTTAACTGGGGGTGATGCTGGTTTTACTTACGATAAAACTACAAATTCTATAACATCCATTACCAATATAACCGCAAGTGGTAATATAAGTTCAAGTGGGTTTATTTATGGGGATGGTAGTTTATTAACAAATTTACCAGCTTCATTTACGTCTACTGGAATAAGTGGTTCATTTACTTCAACGAGTTCCAGTCTTGCTTCGAGATTATCAACCGAAGAATCAAATGTAGATACTTTACAATCAACACTTGCTACCGAACAGGGATATATTGATACTTTACAATCCACGATGACAAGTGAACAGACTAATATTGATAATTTACAAACAGATAGTGGTAGTTTTTCTACTCGTGTTACAACATTAGAAGCATTAGATACCGATGATGATTTAAACTTTGCTGGAGATAGTGGAACAGGAACAATAGATTTAGATTCTGAAACTCTTACTATTGCTGGTGGTGGTGGAATGTCAAGTGTTGCTAGTGGTAATAGTGTAACTCTTAATTTAGATAGTGGCATATTAAGTAGTTCGGCACAAATTGCTTCAGACATAAGTGGTTCATTAGGTCCAAATGCTTCAGTAATTCGTGGATTAACAAATGTAAGTATAAGTGGTTCGTTTACTCAACCAAGTTCAAGTTTTTCAACGAGATTAACAACCGAAGAAGCAAATATAGATACTTTAGAATCAAAGGTAGGTCAGTCATTAAATACTTCTGATAGTCCAACATTTGCTGGATTAACTACAACTGGTGATATAACTGCTCGAAATTATATTGTTTCATCATCCGTAACCTATATGACTTCATCATTCAGTAGTGGTAGTACAATATTTGGTGATGACATAACGGATACTCATCAATTTACAGGATCAGTTTATGTTAGTGGAAGTTTAACTGCTGTAAATTTAACTGCTGATAGTAGTAGTTTTTCATCAAGAATAACAACTGCTGAATTAGAATTAGGAAATACATTAATAAGCAGTAGTGCTCAAATTGCTACACAAATTAGTGGTTCTCTTGGTTCAAATGCTTCATTAATTCGAGGATTAACTGCTCCAATTATAAGTGGCTCCTGGCAAGGTCAGAATTTTATATCAGCAAGTCAAGTAACACCAAACCTTCCAGCAAATACTTTAAGCAGTTCAGCTCAAATTGCTTCTAATATTAGTGGATCACTTGGTGCCAATGCCACATTAATTCGAGGATTAACAAATGCAAGAATAAGTGGTTCATTCACAGCAGTAAGTTCCAGTCTTGCCAGTAGAATAGAAACACGAGAAGCATTTACGACTCAAAGTTTTTCAGATGGAACCGCAACTTTGATAAGTGGAAGTGTTGTTTCAACTGGTTCTTTCGGAAGAATAGAAACTGCTGGTGCTTCTGATATTGGTGGTGCTTTAATTGTAGGTGGGGTATTAAGTATTCCAAATATTAATGATGTATCAGCTTCATTAGCTGCAGCAGTAGCAGGTGGTGATAATTTAGGAAATCATACTGCTACTACAACTTTAAATTTAAGTTCTAATGCAATAACTAATGTGACTACTTTAACTGCTACTGGGAATATAAGCAGTTCAATAACTTCAACTGGTTCATTCGGGCACATCATAAAAGGCGGTGTTAATTGGGATACAGCCGTAAGTGCTTCGGCTGCAACTGCTGGATTTGGTTCAGGCGGTGGTGGTGGTTCATCATTCACGGCTGCTGGAATAAGTGGTTCATTCACGGATGCTTCATCAAGTCTTGCCAGTAGAATAACAACAAGAGAAGCATTTACGACTCAAAGTTTTTCAGACGGTACTGCTACAATCATAAGTGGCTCATCAACTTCAACTGGTTCGTTTGGTCATTTAGAAACTGGCGGTGATATACTTCCACTAGTAGATAATTCAAAAGATTTAGGTTCAGCATCAAAACGTTGGGCAAACATATATTCTGCTGACTTACAATTATCAAACGAAGGGGCTGAAGGAAACGAGGTAGACGGAACAACTGGCTCATGGACAATACAGGAAGGTGATGGTGACTTATATTTATTGAATAGAAAGAACGGTAAAAAATATCGTTTTAAGATTGAGGAGATTAAATAATGGCAATTCATGCTGGAAACGTAAGTGGCTCATCAACTTCAACTGGATCATTTGGACACATTATAAAAGGTGGTGTAAATTGGAATACTGCAGTAAGTGCTTCGGCTGCAACTGCTGGATTTGGTTCAGGCGGTGGTGGCGGTGGTTCTGATAATATGTCATGGAGCGATGGAACTGCGACTCTTATAAGTGGAAGTTCAACTTCAACTGGTTCGTTTGGCGCCGGTGGGCTAACTGTTGCGGGTGGTGATTTTGATTCACAAGTTATTACAAGAAAATGGGATTTATCTACTATATCTTTAGACAAATATATGCAAGATGGTTCTCCTGAACCTGAATGGGGCGGGAATAGTTGGGATCTTTCAGCATCTCCTGATGGCTTAAATGTGTATGTGAGCATTATTGGTAGCTCTGATACTATAATACAATATAAATTATCTGGATCTTGGGATATAGGCAGTGTCTCGTCTACTCAATCAGCAAGTTTTGGCTCTCAAGATTCGATGATGAGGTCTATGGCATGGTACTCAGATGGTACAAAGCTAATAACTATGGGTACAGGTAATGATAAGTTTTATCAATATTCTTTATCAACACCATGGGATATAACGACTAGAACTTATGTCCGTACTTCAACTTTATATGTGTTATCTGCGTGCCAAGGAATAGAAGTTAGACCAGATGGTTTACGACTATATTCAGTCCATGAGTCTGATTATTTGTCGGAATATGAAATGACGGAGCCAATGGATATTTCAACGATGACACTTGTTGGTACTTATTCTTTAGCAGCTCAAGGAACAGGCGATGCTTATGATGTGTTTTTTAGAGGTGACGGAAGATACGCTTATTTATTTGAAAAAGATAGTAAATATCTTTGTGAATGGAAATTATCCACACCTTGGGCATTCAGCACAGCAACATATACCGGGAATAATGTTAATATGCCTAATAATATTAAAATGACAGGTAACCCCGAAGGAACTAGATTATGGGGCTTAGATTATAGTAATGACAGAATAAATCAATATTCATGGAATGGTGGAACAGATACTTATAATACAGGTTCAATTGATATTATAGGCAAAACAGGAATTCATGGTGATGTAACAGTCGCTCAAACTTTAGAAGTATATGGAAAACTAAAAGGATATAGTGCTGAATTCAAAGGAGATGTAAGCAGTTCAATAACTTCAACTGGTTCATTTGGACACATAATGAAGAGTGGAGTCAACTGGGATACAGCCGTAAGTGCTTCGGCTGCAACTGCTGGATTTGGTGGTGGAGGCGGTGGTGGTTCGTCTTTTACAGCTGCTGGAATAAGTGGCTCCTGGCAATCTTATACATTAATTAGTGGTTCTGGACAAATAGCCACACAAATAAGTGGTGCCTTTACATCAGTAAGTTCAAGTCTTGCCAGTAGAATAACAACAAGAGAAGCATTTACGACTCAAAGTTTTTCTGATGGAACATCAACAACCATAAGTGGTTCAGTATCTTCAACTGGTTCATTCGGGCACATCATAAAAGGCGGTGTTAATTGGGATACAGCCGTAAGTGCTTCGGCTGCAACTGCTGGATTTGGTTCAGGCGGTGGTGGCGGTGGTGGAACAATCACCGCATTAAATAACGCAACTGCTAATGAATTAGTAACTATAGGTTCTACGACAACAGAATTAGATGCCGAATCTAATCTTACATTTGATGGAAGTACATTAACCGTTACTGGTGATGCTAAGGTAACTGGTGATATAATAATTGACGATGGTGGTTCATTAAAAGAAGCCGGTGGAACTGCAGCCATTACGTTTGATGGTTCAGGTCATGTAACAAAAATAGGTCAAGCCAGTCCAAGTAGTGATGAAGTATTGACTTGGGATGGAAGCAAATGGGCTTCAGCTGCCGTTACTGCTACTGTTACGGGTGGTACTGGTATGACAGCAACTGGTACAACTCTTGGTGGAATAGTGTTTAAATCAGATTCAGGTCTTACGGGATCATTTTCTGATACCATTACGATTTCTACGGGTTCCATGTATGTAACTTCAGCTTCCTTAATTACACCTTCTATTTCAAGTGGTGATATTGACATAACGACTGCCGTTCACATTAAAGGTTCAAAAGATGCTGGATATACCAGTGGTTATGGATTTGATGGTGGCGTCTCGATTTCTTCTAATTTGTATGATTTGTATTTTTCACCTGACGGAAGAAAGTTATTTGTATTGGATGGTCACAGTAGCAGAACTATATATTCATTTGAATTAAAAACTCCCTGGGATATAGCAACACAACAATATATACTTAAGAAACAAATCACTTACGGCATATCTGAACAGTATCCACAAGGATTTACGATGCATCCAGATGGAACATATGTTTATTTTGTTGGTAATACAATAGATGGAATTTCTGAATTCGCATTAACCATACCTTGGGATTTGACAACCATGACTGTTGGTAAAAGCATTGATTTAGATAATATAGCCAATAGAGTTGCTTCAGAAAGTGCTCCAAAAGGAATCGATTGGAAACCAGATGGAACAAAAGTTTATATTGTTGGTCAGACTACTGATGCAGTATTGCAATATGCCGTAACGGGTTCTGGTTTTGATATTCATAGTTTAAGTTTTGAATATCAACTGGATGTTCCAACTGAAGAAACATATGTAAATGGAATAAAATTCAAACAAGACGGAAGTCAAATGTTCATTGTGGGTACAACCGAAGATGAAATATATCAATATAATTTAAGTAAAAATTGGGACATCAGTAGTGCAAGATTCGTAAATAGCTTTAGTGTAAGTTCAGAAGAACCGCATCCACATGGACTATTTTTAAAACCTGACGATAGTGGATTTTATGTAGCTGGTACTGGTGGAGATGAAATAAATGAGTATAAATTTACACATGGCTATGTGACAGGAAGTAAAAGCATAACTATTGGAGCCAGTACTGATATTTATGGTGATGTTGATATAAAAGGTAAGTTAACTTTACAACAACCTTGGGCAAATGATTTTAAAACAGAAGCTAATTTCAATCATGGTATCAGCAGTTTAACTGGTAGTATTAATGTTTCAAATATATCAAATCCAATTGACATAACGACTGCGGTTCACATTAAAGGTTCAAAAGATGCTGGATATACCTATGATTATGGATTTGATGGTAATGTGTCAATAGATAATGCATTTGATTTGTATTTTTCACCTGACGGAAGAAAGTTATTTGTCTTGTATGGTCAAAGTAGTGGAAAAATATATTCATTTGAATTAAAAACTCCCTGGGATGTATTAACTCAACAGTATTTGACAGTTCAAACCCTAGGAACTGAAACCCAGCCATTCGGAATGGCTTTTCATCCAGACGGAACAAAAGTTTATTTTGTTGGTTCTACAATAGATGGAATTACTGAATTCACATTACCCATACCTTGGGATTTGACAACCATGACTGTTGGTAAAAGCATTGATTTAGATAATATAGCCAATAGAGTTGCTTCAGAAAGTACACCATACGGAATCGATTGGAAACCAGATGGAACAAAAGTTTATGTTGTCGGTAATACTACTAAATCAGTATTGCAATATGCCGTAACGGGTTCTGCTTTTGATATCGGAAGTTTAAGTTTAGAATATCAACTGGATGTTCCAATTGAAGAATCATGGCCAACTGCAGTACGATTCAAACAAGACGGAAGTCAAATGTTCATTGTGGGTAACCAGAAAGATGAAGTAATTCAATATAATTTAAGTAAAAATTGGGACATGAGCACTGCTAGAGTCATAAATGTCTTTAGTGTAAGTTCAGAAGAAAATTATTCATACGGACTATTTTTAAAACCTGACAATAGTGGATTTTATATAATTGGTTCAAATCAGGATGAAGTAAATGAGTATAAATTTCAAGGTTTTGATACAGGTTCTTATAGTCAAAAATTAACCATTGGAGCCAGTACTGATATTTATGGTGATGTTGATATAAAAGGTAAGTTAACTTTACAACAACCTTGGGCAAATGATTTTAAAACAGAAGCTAATTTCAATCATGGTATCAGCAGTTTAACTGGTAGTATTAATGTTTCAAATATATCAAATCCAATTGACATAACGACTGCGGTTTATAAACAAACTTCTGCGGATCCTGCTACGATTGGTGATATTACGGATATATACTTTAAGCCTGATGGTAAAGTAGTTTTTTTATCAGATGATTATAATGTAGATAAAATTTATCAATATACATTATCAACTCCGTGGGACATCAGTACTTTAAATACAGCAAAGGTTGCTGAATTATCCGTATCAAGTCAAGAATCAAACATATATGGATTCACCATGAGTATTGATGGATATTGGTTGTTTGTTGTTGGAAGTGGGGACGATGGTATAAATTCATATAATTTAACAACTCCTTGGGATATCAGTACTGCAAGTGCAGTTAAAAGCATTAATATTGGAACTGTTAATAATGCAGTAAACGAAGACTATCCATACGGAATCGATTGGAAACCAGATGGAACAAAAGTTTATGTTGTCGGCACGACTACTGATGCAGTATTGCAATATGCCGTAACGGGTTCTGCTTTTGATATCGGAAGTTTAAGTTTTGAATATCAACTGGATGTTCCAATTGAAGAAACATATGTATATGGAATAAAATTCAAACAAGACGGAAGTCAAATGTTCATTGTGGGTTCAACCGAAGATGAAATATATCAATATAATTTAAGTAAAAATTGGGACATCAGTAGTGCAAGATTCGTAAATAGCTTTAGTGTAAGTTCAGAAGAATCAGGTCCAAATGGAATGTTTTTTAAACCTGACGATAGTGGATTTTATGTAGTTGGTACTGGTGGTGAAGTTATTGATGAATATACTTTAGGAGATTCCACGACAGGACGAACATTTAGAGATTCACGCATTACGGGTTCTGCATCTACACTTGATATGGCAGGACAAGTTAATTTATTTGGTTCATTAGATGTACTACAGGATATTAATGTATTAGGTCATATTTCACAATCATCTTACAGTACTGCTTCATTAGGTCATACTATAGCAACATCATTTGCTGGTGATGGCGCTAGTCTTACAAATGTTCCTGACTATGTTTATGACTCAACATATGTGTTACAAACTATATCAGAATTAGAAACATTTGTTACTGAAAATAAACATTTACCAAATGTTCCAGATATGAATGATATGGATAAATGGAAAATATTGAGTGTTAGTGATAGAGATATGTTGTTGTTAGAAAAAATTGAGGAATTATCTTTGTATATTATTCAATTAAATAAACGAATAGAGGATTTAGAAAACAAATAGGAATTAAAGTTATGTTAGTAAAATTCGATGAAATAATAGAAGTAGTTCTACACCACGAGGGTGGATACGTAAACGATCCTGATGATCCTGGCGGAGAGACTAATTTTGGCATAGCCAAGAGAAGTCATCCAGATGTGGATATCAAAAATCTCACCAAAGAAGGTGCTAAAGAAATCTACAAGGAAGACTATTGGGATAAGAACAAAGTAGATGATTTACCAGATGATTTAAAACATATCTATTTTGATATGTGTGTGAATCAAGGTAGAGGTAGGGCAGTAAAAATTCTACAACAAGCCGCTAATGCCAAGGGTGCTAATTTAAAAGTAGATGGTGGATTAGGACCAAAGACAATTGGTGCTCTAACTGGTGTTGAATTAGAAAGAGTTCGTGCTTATCGTATTAAATATTATGCTGATTTAGTAACTCGTAAACCAGACTTGGAAAAGTTTTACTTTGGTTGGTTTAGACGTGGTTTAGAAGTTTAATATTAAGTTGAATTATAATAACTTATATTTATAGATGTAGGAGAATATCTATGTCTATACCAAAATTAAAAGATTTAATTGAACTCAATATAGAAAAACCAAAAAAAATTGGTGGGGTTGTAGTTAAATCAGAAAATCAAGTATTACTGGTTCGCCGTTCTGAAACTGCTGGAAAGTATCCAAACTTTTGGGCAGTTCCAATGGGACACGTTGAGAGTGGAGAAAAGTTCATACAGGGTGCTCATCGAGAATTTCAAGAAGAAACAAAGCTTGACATTGATATCAATTCTTTAGTATATTTAGATACGATAAAAGACTCTAAGTACAATAGAATTGTAAAGTTATATATGATTGAATTACAGAATAAACCTGAACCTAAACTTGATGAAGAACATTCTGATTGGGGATACTATGATGTTAAGTCATTACCACGACCAATTGAAGATAATTTAAGAGTTGCTTTGGAGTTAAAGGCATGAGTTTAAAAAAATTAGTAGAAGAAATAACTAAACCAATACTCCAAGAGGGAATTAACGATCCTGGAATTCTTAAAGCAGTATTTCTTGCTGGTGGACCTGGTAGTGGAAAGGGATTTGTTTCTAAAGGATTGTTTGGTATACCAAAAACAGTTAATACATCAGCATATGGTTTAAAAGTAGTCAATCAAGATAAAGCACTTGAAACATTATTAAAGAAATATGGATTCGGTACAGATTTAGATGATATGCCAGAAGATTTATTTAGACAACTTACAGATCCTGATTACGAGGATTATAGTGGAATGAGAAGTTATGCAAAAGATATAACTAAACAACAGAAAAAACAATACATGAACGGTAGATTGGGAATGATTATAGACGGAACAGGTCATAAATATGGTTCAATATTAAAAAAGAAAAAAGAATTAGAAGAAATAGGATATGATTGTTTTATGGTATTTGTCCATACGGATTTAGAAGTTGCTCAGAAAAGAAATATGGAAAGACCAAGAAAACTTAGTCCTGAATTAGTAGAAACAAGCTGGAATGATGTACAGAAAAATAAAATATCATTTCAAGGATTGTTTGGAAATGCTAATTTTATGATGGTGGATAACTCAAAAACTTTAGGTGAAAAAGCTGCTATTAACAAATTTGATATGTTGATGAAAAAAGGTATTAATAAATTTATTAAAAAACCTATTAAAAATCATCTTGGTAAAAAATGGATTGCTAAACAAAAGATAATGAAAGAATCAATAAACGAGGCAAATGCCGTAAAGGGTAGTAAAGTTGAAAAGTTTATTACGGGTCATAATCTTACTATGAAGGGTAAGAAATATAAAGAAATAGAATTTGAGACATTGGGTATTGATAATAGTTCAAAGATGGTTAAGTTAAGAATTATAGCACCTAAGAACTTATTTGGTATGGAGACACCTGTAAAGTTTGCAACATTAAGACGAGGTCCATTTACTAAAACCGATACCGGTAAAAAAGTAAATGAAAAATTAAGTAGAAAAGACCAAATAAAACAAAATAAACTTAGAGATGAGAGGCAAAAACTAATTAAAAAAGCTATAGGATTTGGTAGTGGAGCCAATAGTCATAAGTTAAAATTGCAAATAAAGGATATAGAAAAACAAATAGCTAAATTGAATGAAGCTCCAAGTAAAATCAAAAAAACCATTGGTGTATTCGGTGGAAGATTCCAACCATTTCATTCAGGACATTTGGCTACATATAAGTGGTTGGCAAAACAAGTTGATGAAGCCTATATAACGACAACTAATATTAAAAAACCACCAAGACATCCAATGAACTTTAAAGAGAAAGTTCGACACATGACGAAGATGGGTATTCCAGCTAATCGTATCATTGAAGAAAGAACACCTTATGTGGCAAAGAACTTATTGAAGAAATTCAATACCGAAACCACAGCAGTAGTTTATGCCTTTGGACAGAAAGACGCTGGTCGTTTAAAAGCAGGTACTAAAAAGAGTGGTGGTAAAACATATTATCAAGATTACAAAAAGAATAAGAATGATATAAAAGGATATGAAGAACACGGATACTTTATTACGGCTCCCCAATTTGGAAATTTAAGTGGTACGAAAACACGAGATATGCTGGGCAATCCAAAAATTGATGATAAAGAAAAGAAAAAGTTTTTCAAAAAAACATTTGGATATTTCGATAAAGGGTTGTATATTATGATGACGAATAAATTCAAAAAGTTATTTGAGTATTATGTGGGTTTATTCGAAAATTCAGGTACACATACTGCCGGAGAAGTTGATGATGGACCTGGTTTCTTATCGAGTTTAAAGGCATATCAAAATAGAGCCGAAACCGAAGCTGGGAAATTAGGATGGGAAATTGCACATAATTTAATTGATGATGATTATTATTATAGTCAAGATTTTGGTTTCGTTAAAGATACAGAGTATCCAAAAGGACCTGTTGATTCAGTATCCTTTGGACCTGCTGGTGTTCAAGAACCAAGTGCTCAAAATTTAACAGATTATGTTGGAACTGAATTATGGAATAAATGGTTAGACCATATTGATATGATTTTAAAAAATCAAGATTATGAATATGTTGATGATATGGCAAAGGCAAGAAAAGCTATTGTTAAAGATAGTCCAAAAACCGCAAAACAACTTGATGCTGAAGAGCCAGAAGAAACAAAAGTTAATAGGGGAAATAAACAACATGATGAATATGATATTGTAAAAGAAGTATTATCATTAACGGAAGTATCGGCTAAAGTTAAAATGTTCAAACAAAGGTTGATGCGACGTGGTATTAAAATAAGATATTCAAAAGAAGAAGCTCAAAAAGATTTGGTTAAAAAATATGGTGGTAAAGGTCATGTTGCTGCTAAGAAATTTGGATTGAGAAAAGCTTATTATGCCGTACCGAGTGTTGGTAGTAAACCAAATGAAAAACCAAAACTTGTAATTAACAAACCAGAAATGGAAAAATTACATAAAGATAAACAAATAGATAAAGGTAATTTAAAAGTTGTTTATAAAGAACAAAAGGAGTTATTATTAATGGGTGGAGCCTATGGGCATATGAGTCATCCGTTTGATGACAAGGAATTAACCTTTAAGGATTTAAAAAATATTATTACGATGGGATTAGGCGGCCAGTTAAATCGTGAAGATAACGTTACGGAAAAAACTGATGGTCAAAATCTTATGATTAGTTGGAAGAATGGTAAATTAATCTCTGCTCGTAATAAAGGGCATATAAAGAATAAAGGTAAAACCGCTTTAAGTATAAAAGACGTGGAGAGTAAATTTAAAGGACGAGGTGATATTAGAAATGCCTTTGTTTATGCCGTAAGAGATTTAAGTAAAGCAATTGGTGCTTTAAGTGATAAACAAAGAACAAAGATATTTGGTGAAGGTTCTAAGTGGATGAGTTTAGAAGTGATGTGGCCAGCCAGTGAAAATGTAGTGAACTATGATATAACAGAATTGATGTTTCATGGAACATTAGAATATGACGATAGTGCAAGAGTAATTGGCCAGGCAAAAGATAGTGCAAGAATATTGGCTGGTATGATTAAACAAGTTAATCAAAACATACAGAAACATTATAAGATTAAAAAACCACATTTTATGACAGTACCTAAACATCAAGATTTTGGTAAACTAAAGGGTAAGTTTTTAAGTAGATTAAAAAAACTACAATCACAATATTCTTTAAAGGATAATGATACTCTTGCTTTATATCATCAATCATATTGGCAAGAATGGATTTTTAATGGAGCTAAACAAACAGATTATCAAAACATAACAAATGAGATATTAGTCAAGTTAACAAAACGATGGGCTTTCTTTGATAAGTCATATAAAATTCCACAGATTAAAAAAGACCTTAAAGAATATCCTAAATTTTTAGAATGGGTATTAAGTACTGATAAAAATGACCATGCTAAAATGGTCAAGAATAATATGAAACCATTTGAGGAATTATTCTTTGAAGTTGGTGCTACTGTATTGAAAAATATGGATGGTTGGATGGCAGTAAATCCAGCAAAATCAGTTCAAAATATGAGAAAGAAATTACAGAGTGCTATAAAAGATATAAGAAGTGGTGGTGATATAAAGAAATTAAACAAATTAAAAATACAATTAGATAGATTAAATGCCATTGGTGGATTGGATGCCGTTGTTCCAACTGAGGGAATAGTTTTTAAATATAATGGTAATGTTTATAAATTTACAGGCGCATTTGCTCCACTAAACCAGATTACTGGTTTGATGACATTTTAAGGAATAGGTTATGAGTAAAAATATAGAAAAAGTAAAAAAATTAATAGCAGGAGTTGGTGGACAAGGTACTCCGAGAATCGGTTATACTGGAAAAACTATCCATATGAGAAAAGAGGGTGAGATTTGGGAAGAACCAAGTGGTAGAAAATATGTTAAAGAAAATGGTAAACGAAAACAACTCACCAAAGTACCACCTAAAGGATTTGATAAATGTAATGATTGTAAAAGTTTAATATTAAAAACTATTGACCAGCAAACTTATAATAGATTTCAAAAATGTCAATATTGTCAAATGGAATTTGAAGCTATTTTACATAGGGAAGGTAAATGGAATGATTGGGTTGCTGACCAAGAAAAGAAAAGATGGGATGGTATATTAAAGGAATATGAACAAGAAATGACAGAAATGAAAGAAAAAAATCAATTTGATAAAACTGTTGCCAATGCTTTAGCAGGCCACGAACATAGAAGATGAGTAATTTAAAACAAGCCATAAAAGTAAATTATTTAAAATGTGTACAAGATCCGTCATATTTTATTAATCAATACTGTACTATTCAACATCCACAGCGGGGTAAGATTAAGTTTAAACTATATCCTTTTCAACGGGAAGTCTTAAAAGAATATGAAGAACATGATTATAATGTGGTATTGAAATCAAGACAACTTGGTATTTCAACATTAAGTGCCGCTTATTCATTATGGATGATGTTATTTCACAATGATAAGAATGTATTGTGTATTGCAACAACAAAAGATACCGCTAAAAATTTAGTAACTAAAGTTCGTATTATGTATGATGGATTACCTGCTTGGCTAAAGACACAGATTGTTGAGAATAATAAACTGTCGTTGGTGTTTAAGAATGGTAGTCAAATCAAAGCTATTGCTTCTAATGAAAGTGCAGGTCGCTCTGAAGCTCTATCTCTGTTAATATTAGATGAAGCCGCGTTCATTGAAAAGATTGATACAATATGGACTGCAGCTCAACAAACACTTGCAACTGGTGGTCGTTGTTTGGCAATATCTACACCAAATGGCGTTGGTAATTGGTTTCATAAAACTTGGTTAGATGCCACCGATGGTGTTAATAAATTTAATACGGTAAAATTACATTGGTCTGAGCATCCAGAAAGAGATGAAGAATGGAGACGTGATCAAGATAGAATATTAGGACCATCACAAGCCGCTCAAGAATGTGATGCCGACTTTCTAAGTTCAGGTCGTTCAGTTGTCGATCCTGCTATTTTGGAGTGGTATAAAGAAAAGATGTGTTGTGAACCAAATGAAAAAAGTGGGTTTGATAGAAATTTATGGATATGGGGTTATCCTGATTATTCAAAACAATATTTAATAAGTGCTGACGTTGCTCGTGGTGATGGAACTGATTTTAGTGCAGCTCAAGTTTTTGATATAGAAGAAATGGAACAAGTGGCAGAATACAAAGGTCAGTTAGGAACAACTGAGTTTGGTAATTTCTTAATTGAATTGGGAACTAAATATAATGATGCTCTATTAGTAGTGGAGAATAACAACATAGGTTGGGCTACATTACAAACAATTATTGATAGGGGATATGAAAATCTTTTTTATCAAGAAAAGAATCATTTAATCGTTGATGAAGATATACAACATACAAATAGATATCGACATATTGATAAAAATAAAATACCTGGTTTTACAACTACAATGAAAACTAAACCATTACTTGTGGCAAAGATGGAAGAATATACAAGAGAGAAGATGGTAAAATTAAAATCAACACGATTAATTGATGAACTTTTTGTATTTATATATAAGAACAATAAAACCGAAGCTCTTGATGGATATAATGATGATTTAGTAATGTCTTATTCTATATTATTATGGATTAGGGATACTGCTATTCGTATACAATCAGAGAGAAATGAATTTCAAAGTAGTTTGGTGGATTCAATTGGAAATTTAAATGAACGGTCTCCGATTATGACATCAAACAAACCAAAAAATAATCCATACGAGATGGATATTAATGGTGAAAAAGAAGACCTAAGTTGGTTATTGGGGTAAAATATGGCAGATAATATTTTTAATAGATTAGGTAGATTATTTCAATCTAATGTAATAATAAGAAAAAAAGATAACAATCAATTGGTTGTTAAGGATTTGGATTTTACTCAAACGAGTTTAACTTCAAATTTTATTGATCGTTATCAACGATTAATGCAAAATACCTATTCAAATCCATATAATGTAGCTCAAAATAGAAGAGCTGCTTATGAAATAAGAAAACATGACTTATTTAAAGATTATGAATTGATGGATCAAGACCCGATTATTGCTTCTGCCCTTGACATTTATTCTGACGAATCCACGATTGATAATATCGAGGGAGAAATTTTAAAAATAAAAACAGAAAATAGTAAAATTAGTAAAATTCTTCATAATTTATATTACGATATTATAAATATTGAATTTAACTTATGGAGTTGGATGCGAAACCTAACTAAGTATGGTGATTTTTATTTATCACTTGATATTGTAGACAAGTATGGTGTCGTAAATGTAAAACCAATTAGTGCTTATGATATTACACGACTTGAAGACCATGATCCTGCTAACCCACAATTGATTCAATTTGAAATAAATGATGATAAAAAAGAAATAAAAGAAAATTATGAAATTGCTCATTTTAGATTAATGAGTGATACAAATTTTTTACCTTATGGTAGGTCTCAATTAGAAGCCGGTAGAAAAGTATTTAAGCAATTAACTCTTATGGAAGATGCTATGTTGATACATAGAATCATGAGAGCGCCCGAAAAAAGAATATTTAAAATTGACGTTGGAAATATACCACCAAGAGAAGTCGAACAATTTATGCAAAAAATCATCAATAAGATGAAAAAGGTTCCTGTCATCGACCAGACTACTGGTGAATATAATTTAAAATATAATGTAGAGTCAGTTACCGAAGATTATTTCCTACCAGTTCGTGGTGGAGATAGTGGAACTCAAATAGAAACTCTTCCTGGTTTATCTAATAATGATGCTATAGAAGATGTTGAATACTTGAGAAACAAACTAATGGCAAGTCTTAGGATTCCAAAAGCATTTCTTGGATATGAAGAAGGATTAAGTGGTGGTAAAGCCACATTGGCTGCAGAAGATGTTAGGTTTGCTCGTACAATAGAAAGATTACAAAAGATTGTTGTTAGTGAATTGACAAAAATTGGTATAGTTCATCTGTATAGTCAAGGGTTTGATGATTCGGATTTAATAGATTTCGATTTAGAATTACAAAATCCATCAATGATTCATGAGCAAGAAAAACTTGAATTAATGAATCAACGGGTTGAATTAGCTGAAAAAGCCATGGAAACTAAACTATTTAGTCGTAAATGGATTTATGATAATATATTTGATTTTTCAAATGATAAGAAGATACAAATATTTAATGATATTGTTGAAGATACAAAACAAAAATATAGATTTGAACAAATCGAAACCGAAGGCCAAGATCCAGCGGAACAACCAGTAGAACCATCAGACGATGATGACGGTATGGCAAGACCCGGTGATTGGGGTGGTAGTGAGAAAGAACATTTTGGTAAAAATAAACCAAGAGAAGATGATGGTAAACTTAGAAAAGCCGATAGAAGTTATGGAAAGAGGGAATTCAAAGGTAAATCACCATTAGCTACAAGTAAAGCCCATACGGCCGTTGCTCGTGAGGGTATTTTGGATCAATTAAAAAATAAATTCCCTAAAAAAGATTCGTCATTATTAAGTGAAGATAATATAATAGAAGAGTAAACGTCTACTTATTCTAAATTACATTATATTTATATATGAATAATTGTATCAAAATACATTGGAATATCTATGAGTAAATTCAGACACAGTAAATTAAGAAACGCTGGACTTTTATTTGAATTTCTACTGAGACAGGTAACAGTAGACGTTTTGAATAAGAAAAAAGATTCACCGGCTATAAAAATTATAAAAAAACAATTCAATGAACATACCGAAATAGGTAAAGAATTGGCATTATATAATTTGATAACAACCAAAAAATTTAAAACAGATAAAAAAGCCGATTTCTTTCTGGCCGAAGTATTGAGACAGAGGGGTAAGTTAAATAATTCTGTATTACGAAGAGAAAAATATAATATTATAAAGAGTATTAAAGAACATTATGATATTAATAAGTTATTTTCTTCAAGTGTTCCTAATTATAAAGTTTATGCATCTACTTATAAGTTATTTGAAGGCATCGGTGAATTAAGTGCCGATGAAAAGACAGAAAGTTATTTTATTATTTTAGAAAACGTTACGACAATAACTAATGAAAAAACTGATATTTTTATACATGAAGAGATGAAAGATAAAGATTTAAGAATTTTATCTTATAAAGCTTTGTTAGAAAAATTTAATAAAAAATATACTAATTTAAGTGATGCTCAAAAGCAAGTATTAAAAGAATACATTAGTAATATTGCAAATACTAATAACTTTTCTTCTTTTGTATCAAATCAAATACCTATTTTAAAAGATAAGTTAAATACAAAAGTAAATAAAGTTAAAGATAAAGTATTAAAAATTAAATTACAAGAGGCAATTAATTGTGCCGATAAATTTTGTTTGAATGAGTCAAACCAAACAGACGACAATTCAGTTGTTCAATTATTAAGGTATTATGAGCTTGACAAAGAACTCAACAAAATTTAATTCTTTAGTTAAGGAACTTGCAAGTAGTTTATTTAAAAAGAAGCTAAAAGAAATAACTACTACTGCGTGTATTGATGGATTTGAAACACCTAATGCATTTGGAAAGACCAGTAAGAAGAAGAAGAAAAATCTTGAAAAACAAACTGGGTATAAATTCATGGACGAGGGTGTAAGCAATAGTGATATGGAAGAAATTAAAAAACAAATTAGAAAAGAAGTATCCGATATCTTACGTGATATTTGGATTAAACGAAACTCCTGGGGAGGGAAATAATGTATAACGTAGATCCTAATGATAGTACAAAATCAGTACCTAAACCTTTAGTTTCTGATAATCCATCTTTTATACAAGCCTTTACTACAGATGTTGCGGCTCAAGTTGCTAATCCTGCTAAAGGTACGATGACTTATAGTGTCGAGTCTGATAAGATTTTTATATATAATGGCACAGCGTGGAAAACTTTTACAAGAGATTAATATAGGATAATAATATGAGTAAAAAATTATTAGTAGATGTTAGACCGTTTGATATATCAATAACAAAAATTGATGAATCCATTAAAGATAATGGTGGAAAATTAATTGTCAAGGGTGTATTACAACGGGCAGAAGCCAAGAACCAAAATGGACGAATATATCCACGAGAAGTATTGTTAAAAGAAGTCGGAAAATATTTAGAACATCAGGTTACGGAGAGAAGAGCTTTAGGAGAACTTGATCATCCAGAAAGTTCAGTTGTGAATTTAAATAATGCTTCACATAATATTATTGAAATGCATTGGGATGGTGATGACTTGTTAGGAACCGTTGAAGTTTTATCAACACCCGCTGGAAACATCTTAAAAGAATTATTTAAATCAGGTATTAAACTTGGTATCTCTTCAAGAGGATTAGGTTCTGTTGAGCCAATGAAAGAAGCAGATGGTGAAGATACTGTTGAAGTTCAACCAGACTTTGAACTTATTGCATTTGATTTTGTATCGAATCCATCCACACATGGTGCATTTATGAGACCTGTTAACGAAGGTGTAGAACAACCAAAAGCCGAAACAAAGATTGAGTCAATTATCAACTCAATAATGAGGGGATAAAATGCCATTCAAGCCGGAAA